CGAACAGATCAAGAGATACACAGACAGACCAATCCGACTTCGACACAAGCCTAGGGGCAGGGGTACATCAGGACCAAGTGAGGCAACAGTACCCCTATCCGAGGATCTCAAGGAGGCCTGGTGTGTAGTCACAAGTTGTAGTATTGCGGCCGTTGAGGCAATTTGTGAAGGAATTCCTGTATTCTGCGATAACAAAAGTTTTGCTGTTGATGTTGGGAATGTTGAATTATCTGATATTGAAAACCCTTATTACGGAGGCCCTGAACCGTGGTTATACAGCCTTGCCTATCAACAGTTCACTCCGGAGGAATTCGCAAACGGAACCGCAATCGAAATATTAATGGACAAGGGTATGCTATGAAAATAGAAAAGGTCAATGGATTTTGGGTGCCATCAGAGGATATTCACATAAACGATTGGCGAGAAGGCAAACCGTTCACGCAAAATAAATGTCTCATAAAATTTCAAGATTATTGTAAATCACAAAACAAGAAGTTTCGCACAGTGCTTGATATTGGAGCATGGTGTGGAACATGGGCAAAAGCATTAGAGCCATTTGCGAAAAAAGTAATTGCGTTTGAACCTGACAAATTGCATTTTGAATGCCTGCAAAGGAACTGCACTATAAACTGTGATCCTAGGCAGGAGGCGGTTGGGGCCACTGAAGGGCTGATATCGTTGACGGAGGATAATTTCACACAGGCAAAAAGAGTGCTAGATGAAGGTGATATACGTATGGTTACTATAGATAGTTTTGGATATAAGGATGTCGATCTCATAAAGATTGACGTAGAGGGTTATGAAATGCAAGTGCTTGAAGGTGCCAAAGATACATTAATGACTAGTCAATATTTGATGATCGAATTAAACAACAATACAAAAAAATACGGTAGCAACAACCAAGATGTCGAGCGATACTTGAGAGATAAAGGTTACAAAGTTTTATTAGAGCATTGGCCAGATAAAGTTTTTTACCGTACGTGATGTAAATTAAATACTTCGAATGAAAATTTTTATAACAGGTGTAGCAGGGTTTTTAGGATCTCATTTGGCAGACCTAATGCTATCACAAGGACACCAAGTAGCCGGGAATGATAACATGATTGGTGGCTATGTTGATAACGTGCCTCAGGATGTTGAATTCCATCAAGTTGATTGTTGTGATCTGGAAAATCTCACAAAAGCAATGGAAGGCTGTGACATTGTGTATCACACGGCGGCCACTGCATATGAAGGGCTCTCAGTTTTTTCTCCTGTACTGGTAACTAGAAATATTTTTGAGGCATCTGTAACAACTATCACAGCGGCAATACGAAACAAAGTTAAACGTATTGTGTATTGCTCAAGCATGGCAAGGTATGGACATCATGACGAGTTGCCATACAAAGAAACTTACGAGTGTCGTCCGCAAGATCCGTACGGTATAGCCAAAAAGGCAGGTGAGGATGTGTTGAAAAATTTATGTGAGACACATGGAGTCGAGCACGTAATCGCAGTGCCACACAACATAGTTGGACCAAGACAAAAGTATGACGACCCGTTTAGAAATGTTATGTCTATCATGTTGAACAGAATGCTACAAGGAAAACAACCAATAATATACGGTGACGGTAAGCAGAAAAGGTGCTTCAGTTACATAGACGATTGCTTGTATTGTTTGAACGCACTTGCCTTCAATGAAAATGTTGTTGGTGAAGTGATTAACATCGGACCTGACGAAGAACCTGTGACAATAAATGAACTGGCAGAAGCCTGTGCAAATGAAACCGGACTTAACTTGGATCCTATACACCACAAAGACAGGCCCAAAGAAGTAAAACTTGCAACCTGTAGTTCTGACAAGGCAAGGAAGTTATTAGATTATAAGACTTCTACGAACATGCGACAAGCAGTCAGCAAGACAGCAGAATACATTAGGACACGAGGAACCAAGAAGTTTCAATACCACTTACCATTGGAAATAATCAACGATATCACACCAGAAACATGGAAAAATAAATTGATATGATTTCGTTTTGTTGTCCATCACGTGGCAGGCCAACCCTCGCAAAGAGATTAGTTGACACCGCAATCGAAACTCAGAAGGGCGACACGGAGTTTCTTTTTTATTTGAATGATGATGATCCTAGGTTGACCGAATACAAGGATCTACTAGATGAAAAGCACTACACAGTTGGTCCTAATCAGTCGACATGTTACAGTTGGAATCTAATGTGTGAAAAGAGTAAACATGATGTTGTAATGCTAATGGGAGATGATGTCCAAGTGGAAACTAAACACTGGGATCAATTAATTGTTGATGAAATCAACAAGTACAAGGACAAGATTCTAATGGTAGTTCCGAGTGATGGCAGGAGGAAAGGCACACTTACCTTTGGAGATCAACCACGTTTGTGGGACGACACACCATTGCCGGCGGCACACTTTGCTGTACATAAAAACTGGACAAACACACTAGGGTATCTAGCACCTGTTTTCTTTTGGCATTGGCATGTGGATTCATATACACAAAAGTTGGCACGTAGAATCAATAGATGTCTGTATTTGCCTACGGTGACATTTCATGCGAAGAAGATATTAGACGATGACGCTGGCAAACAAATCAGGAAAAACTTGAATATCAAAGAAAGAGACTATTTTGTTAACAGCAAAAAAGGGCGTTACTTACAGGCAGACACGGAAGCCCTAAACAGTTTCATTGAATCTTTTCAGTAGTTCTTTATATTTTCCTATCGATAGGTCAAGTTGAACTAAGGGATTCCTAATATATTTCCTTTTAGCCTCAATAAATTTAATGTTTTTTGATTGTGTGATTAGGAAAGTGTTTGGGTGATAAGCAATTAACTTGCCGTTTATACTAACATGGGAAACAGTGAGGTTGCTACGTTCTTTGAAAAACCAGAGACAAATTACTTCTTTATTGAAGTTCAAATCATCAAACGATTCTAAGAATTCAAAACCTGTTTTATATTTTTCGTCAAAGGCTTGCCATGTCTTATGATTTAAATTATTTTGATTTTCGTACAATGCATCGTATTCTTTTGTATCAAAAATCGAACCGGTGTAGAAATATTCAACAGGTTCTTTGAAGTAATGTACTGGTTTTAGTTTTTCCCAATTCATTAGGCGCTGAATAAATTAATTAGTTCTTTCTTCCAGTCATCAGCGTATTCACAGTCTCTATATCCATCGAACCAAGGACCGCCCTCGGTGTAGTGCAATATCTTTGGTCGTCCATCGCTTGGTTCTTTGTACCATCCAACTAGCCAGTTGTATTCCAATGGTAGTGATCCTATCTCATTGTCGTCCAGCCAACTGAATCGGTGCAGGAATTTTGGTGATTCTTCATTTAGCAAATCTGGAGTCAGTATCTGATTTTTTGGATGCTCACAGTTCCAAAGAACCATGCTTGACCAATTTTTTCTTGGATAAACCGTCTGTACCTGACCATCCATTTTAGTTGTTTCTTTTGGTGTGTAGTCGTGCTGAACACAAACCACTGCTTTTGACGGATCACAAAATTTCACAAGTTCATGACTTGGAATTTTCCATAAGAAGTCGCAATCACAGAACACTGCCCAGCCTTTGAAATCATTCAGGTAAGGCACAAAGAATCTTGTAAAAGTAAATTCCGTTGATCCCAGTTTGTCTATTGGACGTGTGTAAAGTCCCTGATCTCGCATCTGCTTCTGCTTCAATGGTATTACTTCTGCAGATGGATCTCTTCGTTTTATCGAATGTTCACAGACTTGATATGCTATATCTTCTCTGCTGTCATGTCCTACATATATTTTCATCTTGCTACTATTTCGTGGATGTCTTTCCAATTACTTACACGAATAATATCAGGATGTTTAAAATCTCGGTTGTATGGATGGTCAATTAATATAGGCTTTAAACCGTATTTGAGCCCGGCTACAGCGTTCTTTGGCTTGTCCTCGACCCAATATAGTCCGGTATTGTGAAACTCCGCTAGTGCTGAATCTTTGTCCGCTCCTGTGCCAAGGATATGGTAGTTTGTAAACACATGATCACCAAACAACTCTCCCAATCTTCTCTTACGCAGTTGTTGTGCTGGTATGTCTGATGTCTGTGATGTAATAGGAATAAATGTCCAACCTTCAGCGGCCAACAGTTTCACCCATGTCTGTGATTCCATCATGGGTCTCTGTGTTCCCATCCATGCACTCCTGTTGAATTCTCTAATCAATTTTCTTATTTCAGGTATGGCTAAACCAAAACGTTCTGCCATCTCATAGGTGTTCTCTTTGTTTGGCAGTAGCCTGTATGGGTGGTATCTCGCCCCACGTTCGTCAAACAAAGTTCTTTGCAACATCCATTTTGTGAAATGGTGTTCCCATTCTAGTAGAACACCGTCTACGTCCGTTAAGATAATTCTATTTGATATCGGCATCTTCCATACCCGCAACTCTCAGTTTAACAATGTTCGTGATCTGCCATTGTTTCTGATCTAGTCCTTTGGTTATGCCAAGCCATTGGTTTCTTATCAAAGCAAAATCGTTTATTATCTTGTCCATGTCAACAACATCATCTTCGCCGTCGACATATTTTTCAGCGTCTCTGCTTGAAAGTGCTCTGTTGTAATTTTCTAAATACTTCCTGAAAGTTTTTGACCGTAGCCTTCTTAATTCGATATTTAGATATTCTAATATTGCTTCAAGTTGTTGTAGTTGGCCAAATCTTTCTTCAACTATTCCTGGTAGTGCCGCACTGGCCCTCTCGAGGTTTCCGTATATCTTGCATTGCTTCTTTGCCTCTATTAGTTCTTTGTCAAAATATGCTATGCAGTCTGGTATCTTGTTTAGATTTCTGCTGACTTCGTTGTACCAATTAATCATCTTCGCCGTATCCGTCTGACTCTTCGTCTTCTTCGAACACGGTATTGATTGCTTCTTCTAGTTTAGGATCGTATTCAGCAGACGCTTTTATTTCATCATGTTCAACACCGATATCTTCTAGACTTTTTATGAAATCAATAGCCATGTCCAGTTTTTGTCTTTCTGGTACGTAGTGTACTACCGAGTCCCATAATCTTTCGATGTCTTCGTGTGTAAAGTCTATCATTCCTCAACTGCTTCTGTTGTTTCCTTAGGTACTTCTTCTTTGAACTCTGCCATTATCATATCTAATTTATCACCTGTCCACGCTTTCCTAAAGTCTATGTGTTCCTTACCTGCTTTATCGATGTACTTCAGCCTATTCCCTTGTTGTACAAGTAACCCTTTTTTCTCAAATAAGTCTACAAGTCCACTGTATGGATCCATACCTGTGTCATAAGGAATTTTCACTTGTACACCTTCAAACGGTTTAGCGTATCTGGTCTTCATTACTTTACAAGCGGCCCTGATACCTCTTACTTCTGATATCTTGTTGCCTTTCTCGTCCTCTTTCAATTTCAGTTTCTTCATTGCAATCACGATAGAACTTGCGTAGATAAATCCTTGTCCACCTGATATCTTGTCATCTGGATCAAACATATCTTGTGATGCGTATGTGTGGTTGGTTGCTATAAGTCCCACGTTCCAACTACCAAACATATTCACACAGTTTCTTACAAGTGCCGTTAATGCCTTAGGTTTCCTACCTAGGTCACCCTTCATGTCTCCTGCTTCAAACTGGTTAACATCTGTTGGTGTAAGCATCATACCCAGACTGTCTATTACAAAAAGCACTTTAGGTGCACCTTCTTTGTTGTCTGCGTGTTGCTCTCTGTAACCTTTCATGAATTCCGATATAGTTTTAGCCACATCGTCTACCATGGACATGCTCAACTTTAATAGTTTTTCTTCTGATGTGTCTACATTCAATGCCTGTAGCCACTGTTCATCTAATGCGTTCTCTGTGTCTATCAGTATAACGAATATGCCTTGTTCCTGTGCGTTCTTGATAATGTTTCCTGATGCTATGTAACTTTTACCTGCACCCGATTCGCCCGCAAGTACTGTGACCTTGCCTAATGGAATACCTTTGTTGAAATCACTGGTCATCAAATAGTTCAATGCGTAATTTCCTGTGCTGATCCAATCTGTGGGATCGCTGAATCCAATACCTAAACCTTGGATTGACTTTGTAATACTTTTTCTAAATTTTGTTGCGTCAAACACTTTTGTCATTTTGTTTTCCTTATAATACTATCCAAAGGATAATTGCCACAATCAACATCCACGCAGGTATTTGTTTGTACAAGATCCATTCAACAGCCTTTTGTATTTTCTTTTTCATGTTATTATATTACTACACAAGGCCCTGATAGTCAATGCCAGGGCCTTGGTAAAATGTCAGATTATTTTGCTTGTCTTGATCTAATCAACTTCAAGATGTCTTCTGCCCTCTTGGCACTGTCACCCGCTGGTGCGACTGGTGCCGCCTCGGGTTGTGGTGCTGGCGCAGTTTCGGAAACTGGAGCCGCTGTAGGAGCCGCCTCCGCCACCGGTGCCGCTGGAGCCGATGCTGTTGGTACTGTGACCTGTGGTTTGCCTTGGTAAGCCATGCCCGCTGGTCTGAAGTACTGTCCATACTGCTCGAGATCATAAGCCTCACCTTCCACAGATTTCTCAAATAATTCTTTGATTATTTTCACTTCTGCTTCGGTTGGTTCTTTTGGTCTGAAGTCACCTAGATTGTGTAACCCATGTGTGTCGATCGCGGCTCTCTCTGCCTCATCTAATGCACGTTCTCTTCTTGACCATTTTGATGTAGAGTAGTCAGCGTAACCACCTTTGGTTGTTTTGGTGATCCTGAAGTCAACACCTTTAACGTAGTCAGTTGGCATTTCTTCCATCTCTGGATCCATTAATGCCCCTCTGATAATGTTGAAGATCTGAGGTCCAATGATGAATCTTCTGATCGGATTCTCAGGTGTCGAGTCTTCCGCTAGTGGATTCGTTGTGACAAATCCCTGGAAGATGTAACTCTTCTTCTTCCAGTATTTTCTGCCCATGTCTTCCATGCTCTTGTCTTTGAACCACGGTCTGACTTCTGTCAGTACTGGACAAGTTTTCCCATACATTTCCATGCACGGTACTTGCACCGTCACTGGTCTTGAATCAGTTTGACCTTTGATACCTGCGAATGGTAACTTGATCATGTTCCTTTCAGTCCAGAAGAATGTGTTGGTCTCGTCCTTGTCCGGTAAGAATCTAACTACTGCTTCAGAACCTTCTGATATATTCCAGTGTGGGTAGATGGCGTTGTCTCCGCCTGTGTTGGAAGTGGAGCGATTCACTTCTTGAGATTTTAACTTCGCTCTTATTTCAGCCAATGATGCCATAATGTAAGCCTCCTTAATTGTGCCTATGTT